AGCGTCGACCGCTCGCACAGCACCGCCACGTCGTCATAGGACGCATCAAGGATGGCTTGCATCGGTTGCAGGGCGGCGCTGCACTCTACCTCGCTGGGGAACAGAAGCCTGCTCTCAACGTCGCCATAGAGGGCGATGAGGATGGTCCAGAGTTTCATTTATCCATCTCCTGCGCATCCCGAATGGCACTGCCCTTGTATTGGCACCAATCGGGCGTTTCGTTTGTTTCGATTGGCAGCTTGCGGGACTGACCGTCTTTGGTCTTGTTCCAAACGCACGTCCCGCCGATGTAGCCGCGACAGCAATAGCCACCGCTCAGGCACTTTGCGACCAGAACGCCGGGTTCGTCTTTGCGCTCAATTACGACTGGTCCAAATGTGTATTGGGTCATAGTCCTGCCTTCCTTTCCATCATCGCGTGCATCCGATCGTCGTCGGCCATCTCCTGCATAGCGGCGGCTTCTTTGTCATTGGCGCGTGCGCAGTCATTGCAAGCCCACTTGTTGCGCTCGTATTGAACGAGATCGTCCTCGCTGAAATCGCACTCGCAATAATCGCAGCGGAATGTTTCTTCGAAGGCGGGTGGGTAGAGCCAAGAAGCCATCAGAACCCCCATCCATACGCGATGAACAGCAGCAGGAACGGCAAAGCCATCACGCATATTGCGCCAATCAGGTCTTCAATGAAGTGTCTCATGCTGTCCACCCCGCTTGCTTAACTGCGCCCTCTGCAATCTTGCGATTGCGCATTTCTTCGCGCGTGCAGCCGTGGTCTATGATGTGGTCAATATCCGCAGCCATCTCGCGCAGCGCGGTGACGTTTGCGCCTTCGCGATTGCCGGAGCGAATGGCGGCATAAATGGCGTCATTCAGCGCCTTCATATTCTTTGCGTGTGTCATGTGTCGTTTCTCCTTTGTTGCGGGGCCGAAGCCCCGTTGAATTAGGCGGCAAGCGCGGTGGCGTTAAGGTGGGCGGCGCGGTCCTGTGCCTCAAGGCGGGCAATCTCGGACAGGTTGCGGTAGTTTTCGCCGCCGTTGTTTGCATCTGCAAATGCCTGCGCTTCTTCGGATGTGTCAAAGTAAAAGCGGTTTAAGGTAACAGAGCGTGCTGCGTATGCTGAGCCGCCGAAGGCAGTCGAAACCATCTTTGCCTCGAAAGTCATGATGGCAACTACGTTGTCAAAGGTTACGTTGTCGGTTGTGGCAAAAGCGTATGTGGTCATGGTCGTTTCCCTATCTGGTGGCGCGGTGGCCGTTGTTGATAGGTAGAGATTACGCATTGCCGGATGCGATGTAAACAGAAAAATTGCGCTTTACAAAAAATAAATTGCGCAATAAGGTGCTGACATGGAAACAGCACAGACACAATTAAGGGCTTGGGTTCAGCGCGAAGGGCGCAAATTGTCATGGCTTGCACAGCAAGTTCCGGTTGGCAGTTCGCACCTTTCACGCTGGATGCAGGGCCACGTCGTGCCGCGCGAGATTTACCGCGTGCGCCTGGCGCAGATAACAGGACTTAACATCGCTGGCGACGCAGAATGGCGTGCTGGCCTCAACGAAGGGAAAGACCATGACTGACACTAAACACCCGAACATCGCGGCAGCATTGGCCGCAGCGCAGGCGCAGATGGGAAAGGCGCTGAAGTCGGCGCAGAACCCGCACTTCAAAAGCAAGTATGCAGACCTCGCAAGCGTAGTTGACGCATGTATGCCTGCGCTCAACGCCAATGGCATTGCTGTCATCCAGCCGATGACCGAGACCGAACTTGGCCGCTCGGTCGTGACCAAATTCATTCACGAAGGCGGCGACGTTCTCGAATGCAGCATCCCGCTCATCGTCGGCAAAAACGACATGCAGGGGCTTGGCAGCGCCATCACCTACGCACGTCGGTATGGCCTGATGGCATTGGCTGGTATCGCACCGGAAGACGACGACGGCAATGCCGCAGCAAAGGCAGCACCTCGCACCATCAGCGCAGACCAATTCATTGCACTACGCGACACAGCCGAGGAAGCAAGCGTTCCCGAAGCAAAAATATGCGCGGCTTACGGCGCACCGTCTCTTGAGCAGTTCCCGGTGGACGCTTTCGACCGGGCGATGAAGAAGCTGTCTGCGACCATCGCGGCAAACGCCGAGCAGAACCAGCTTGCACTTAGTGACGTTCTCGCGGAGGCATTGGGCAATGAGTGAGCAGGGAAGCCAAGAATGGCTGGCCGAGCGTGCGGGGCGGGTAACCGCCTCGGCGCTGTCGAATGTGATGATGGCAAAGACAGCAGCCGGGTATCAGAACTATATGGCGCAGCTTGTATGCGAGCGTCTGACAGGCCAGCCCGTTGAGACCTTCAAAAGCGCCGCGATGGAACACGGTAACGAGACCGAACCGCAGGCGCGGGCATTCTATGAACTAGAGACAGGCAACGAGGTGGTCGAGGTTGGGTTTATCCCGCACCCGGTCATTGAATGGTCTGGCGCATCCCCTGATGGCCTGATTGGCGATGACGGGCTGGTGGAGATAAAGTGTCCACAACCAGCCAAGCACATCAAGAACCTGACAGGTGGCAGCATCGACAAGGGCTATATGCTGCAAATGCAGTGGCAGATGGAATGCACCGGGCGCGCGTGGTGTGACTTCGTTTCGTTCAACCCGTCATTTCCTGAGCATCTGAAAATGCAGGTGACGCGCGTTGACGCCGACCCGAAGCTACAATCTGAATTGCGCGAAAAAGTGTCTGACTTCGTGCAGCAGGTTCAAAGCAAGCTGGCCGAATTAGAGGCGCGGGAATGAAAACGATCCGCGTTCTAACCGAACACGAGGCGCAGAAGGTGGCTGGTATGATTACTGGCCTCCTTCTGCCCTTCACAATCACCATTGGCGATGGAGACAAGCGCACGCTATCTCAGAACAGCCTTCTGCACAAATGGTATGGCGAAATCGCCAAACACCTCGGAGACATGACAGCGGCACAAGTCAAAGGTCAGTGCCATGTTGCCTACGGCGTGCCTATCCGCAGGCGTGACCCGATATGGTCGCGGGTCTGGGAGCGGATGTTCAATGGCCTGTCATACGAACAGCAATGCTTTCTATTCGAGCGTGGCATTCTGGCGATGACACGCGAAATGAGCGTCAAGGAACTGACCGAATACATGGATGCGGTGCAAGGCCATTATCGGGCGCAAGGCGTGCCGCTGACCGACCCAGAGGGTCTTAAATGGGAAAACAAGGTGATGGAATGAAAGACATCTATGACGTGATTGAGCAAACGCCGTGTCACATATGCGAAGATGGCGGAGAGGTGGAATATTACGGAGATGAGGTTGGGTCAGTATGGTGCATGGTCTGCCAGACATCCGGGCCATCGGTTCACTGTCAGACAAAAAGAGAGGCAGTGCATAAGGCTTATGCGGCATACATGAAAATGCAAGGCGAGGTGACGCAATGAACTTGACCGGACAACAGCCATCACAGAAGCCGCAGCGAGCCAAGCCGAACCCAGCTTATCTGGCAAAGGTTCGAGACCTACCTTGCATCGTCTGCACAGCCTACGGCCTGCCGCAGCAAAGCCCAACGCAAGCGCACCACGTCATTCACCAGCGCGGCTCGTTTCGCAAGGTGCCGGATGAGATGACAATCCCTCTATGCGAGGGGCATCATCAGGGCTTGATGGACACCAGCAAGATTGCCCTGCACCAACAGCCAAGCCGCTGGAAACGCGAGTACGGACCAGACACCGACTGGATAAGCAAAACCCAAGACATGATTGAAGCAACGGAGGCGAACACAATATGACCGAGACACAGACCGCGCAGATATTGGCGCACCTCAAGACAGGCCGAAGCATCACGCCTCTGGACGCATTGGATTGGTTCGGATGCTTTCGCCTTGGGGCGCGTATCTATGACCTCAAGCAAGACGGCCACAACATCTACAGGGAGATGGTTGAGACCGACAGCGGCAAGCGGGTAGCGTCCTATACGCTGGCGAATCCATGAAGTGCCTGACAATCAAGCTGCCGTTTCCCCCGGCAATCCTAAACCCAAACGCGCGACCGCATCACCTACGGCTGGCGGCTGAAAAAAAGAAGTACCGACAGCATTGCGGATGGGAGTGCAAGGCGTGGGGCGTCAACAGGTTCAAAGCGGACCAGATACATCTACACATTGAATTTCACCCGCCAAACAACCGACGCCGCGACCGCGACAATCTCATTGCCGCGTTCAAGGCGGGGCAGGACGCGCTGTCCGATGCGCTGGGCGTTGATGACAGCCTTTTCCATGTTTCATACGCGCCTATACAGCCGCCAGACGCCGCGAAGCTGGGCTATGTTATCGTGCGCATTTCAGACATTCCGCTGGTCGCTGAGGTGCCGTTTAAGGGGTGGATTAAATGACAAGCGGCCCGTACCGTGAGGCAGGGCCGCTTGATTTTCCGCTGGTGAGGCGGTAGAAAAGACGCACTTAAACGCTGAGACTGTTGTAACACCGGGTGGTGCCGTGTTCAAGTCTTGGCCCGGATACTGAAGGGCAAAAATGAGCAAAACACCATTCATGCCGTTATGGGTCTCTGACTTCCTCGGAGACACCTTGGACCTCGATGCCGCTGAGGTCGGAGCGTATATGTTGCTGCTGATGGCGCAGTGGAACCGTGACGGAAACAGCCTCCCTGATGACCATAAAAAGCTACAAAGGGTGGCTCGATGCGGGCGCAACTGGACGCGCGTTTGGGGTCAGATAGAGCGGTATTTCGAACGTGACGATGATGGCATTTACAGCAAAAGACTACGTTTAGAGGCACAAAATGTTGCAGCGAAACGTGCAGTTAACGCGCACAATGGGGCGCGTGGCGGTGCCGCTAAGGCTTTGAAATCTAAAGAACAGAGCATAGCAAACGCTACAAATTCGCTACAGCGAAACTCTAGCATACCAGAACCAGAACCATATATTAACGATGATACTAACGTATCATCTAGGCGATCTGGCAAAGATGAAGGGTTTTCTGATTTCTGGGAAATCTGGCCCTCAAAGAAAAACAAGCAGAACGCCGTGAAGGCTTGGCGAAAGCTGAGCATTGAAAGCAAGCGGGCAGCATACGCTGCGGTCAGGGCAGGATGGTTTGACCAGTGGCAGGCCGCAAGCCCAGATGCCAACCCTATCCATGCGGCAACGTTTCTCAACAACCGACGCTGGGAGGACCAGCAATCAATTCCACACATGCGCCAAATTGAAGGAGGTCGCACCAATGTCAAACGATCTATCGCTGAACGTCTTGAAACCCGCTTCGCCGAAATGGATAGCAGGGAGGATCGAGACCCTTCTAAGCCATTATTTTCGACCAGCAACGAACGAGATGGTGGAGGAGGCGGCGATGATGGACTGGATCAAGGCGTTGTCAGGGTTTTCCCAAGAACAGATTGGGGCGGCATGTGACCAATACCTGCGGCAAGAGCCGAAACGCCGACCGGCACCGGCAGACATTCGGATATTTATTCTTGAAACACGCGGCGGTGCAAAATCTAACTCAGGGCGTGGCGACCGTTCAAAGCTGACCAGAGATGAGGCAAAGATATTGTTCGAGAAAGTTATACCATCGGCGCGGCGGATGCTGGCAATTCCTGCGCTTTGTGAGCATGGCGAAAAGACCTTGGCGTATTGGAATGAGCCGATATGACCTACTACCCTCAAGGCGAATTTCTTACGAACAAACGACCTCTTGCCCGCGTTGTTGATGCGGTCAGCAAATCAACCGGGGTGACCGTCGCGGAGATCATGGGGCCGCGACGTGACCGGCACATCATCCGGGCGCGTTTCGCTGCGATGGCAATCGCGCGGGATTACTTGAACCTGTCCTATCCGCAGATCGGGCGCGAGTTTAATCGAGACCACACGTCGGTCATCAACGCTATGCGCCGCGTAGACGCTCTATGTGACGACCGCGACTTGAACGACTTGGAAGCAATCGCCCGACAGGCGGGCATTATTGAAGGAAACGCATGATGCAACAGCTAACAATTGCAGGCAACGTCGGCAAAGACGCTGAACTGCGCCGCACGGGAAACGGTGACGCCGTTCTCGGATTCTCCGTAGCAGTGGACAACGGCAAGGACAAAAACGGAAACAAGCGCGACAGCACATGGTTCGATTGCAGCATCTGGGGCAAGCGCGCCGAAAGCCTTGAGCGCTATATTACCAAGGGAACGAAGGTTGTTCTGACCGGGCGTCCTACAGTGCGAGAACACAACGGCAAGGCCTATCTAGGCATCAGCGTCAACGACCTGACATTCATGGGAGGCAACAGCCAAGTCGAGCAGCGTCAGGATAACTACCAAGCGCCGCAACAGACTGCGCAGCAAGACGTCGACGACTTCGTTCCCTTTTGAGGCTTTGCAAATTTGCAGGTCAGTTTGCAGTTTTGCAGATTGCACCCTGACCTGTGAATGATAGCATCAGAACGCACGGTCTAGGTTAGCTACCGAAAACCGGTCCTCCTCCCGGCTGGCCGTGCGCGAAACAGGGGAGAAGCGATAGGAGGTCGCATGTCATTGCAGGAATACAGGGAATTTATTGCATCACGCGCAGTAGCGCAGACGATGCAGGGTTTTGCGCCGAAGCCAATCAACGACATGGCAAAGCAACACCAGATTGCCGCGCTGAACTTTGCGCTTAATCGTGGCAAGAGCGCGGCGTTTCTCGATACCGGACTTGGAAAGTCATTCATTGAACTGGAATGGGCGCGGCAGGTATCTGAGGAAACCGGCAAGCCTGTGCTAATCCTGACGCCGCTGGCCGTTGCTGGTCAGATGGTCCGAGAGGGCGTCAAGTTTGGCATTGATGCGCGGCAGATACGCGAGCAGCACGAAGTTGGCGAAGGCGTCATGGTGGCGAACTATGAGCGTTTGCCAAAGCTAGATCCGGCATCGTTTGGCGGCGTCGTTCTGGATGAAAGCAGTATCCTGAAATCGTTTGCGGGCCGCACGCGCAACCTGTTGATGGACGCGTTTGATGGTCTGAATTACAAACTGGCCGCGACCGCTACGCCTTCACCGAATGACCACATGGAACTTGGCAACCATGCGGAGTTTCTTGGCGTGATGCGACAGCAGGAGATGCTGTCAAAATGGTTTATCAACGACACCAGCACGGCATCGCAGGAATGGCGGTTGAAAGGTCACGCGCAAGAGGACTTCTGGTCGTGGGTGGCGTCATGGTCACGCTGCGCAACGCTGCCATCGGATCTAGGCGGAGACGATACAGGATATGTGTTGCCTGATATTGACCGACGCTTGCATCAGGTCGCAGCCGACAGAATGGCAGACGCAGAGCAAGGTATGCTGTTTCGAATCCCAGAACTCAGCGCGACCAGCTTCCACCAAGAAAAGCGCCTTACCATGCAGGACCGTTGCGAACGAGCGGCAGAACTGGCGACCCACGATAAGCCTGTGACCGTATGGTGTGAGACCAACGAAGAGAGCGCCTTGCTTACGAAGATGATTGACGGGGCTGTTGAGGTCAGGGGAGACCAAAAGCCAGAAGAAAAAGAGGCGCGGCTATTGGGCTTTGCCGATGGGCAATATCGGGCAATCGTGACAAAACCAAAGCTTGCGGGCTTTGGCGTGAACTGGCAACATTGCGCACATGCCGTATTCGCCAGCATTAGCTTTTCATACGAGCAACACTATCAGGCGGTTCGGCGGTCGCATCGCTTTGGGCAAAAGGAGCAAGTCAGGAACGATATAGTTATCGCAGACACAGAAGCCGCTATTTGGCGGGCCATTCATGGCAAGGCCGAAAAGCACGAAGAAATGAAGCGCCGCATGTCAGACGCTATGCGCCGCGCACAATCTGAAACTCAAACCCGCGTGAAGTATGACCGTCCTCTGGACCTCGCATTTCCGCACTGGATCAAGGAAGAAACCAATGACTAAGCAGCCAGAATATCAGGGCAATGGATGGGCCATCCACAACAGCGATTGCATCGAAGGTATGCACGCGATGCCGCAGAACAGCGTTGATTGCGCCATCTTTTCGCCTCCGTTTGGAGACCTGTTTGTCTATTCCGACAGCGAGCGCGACCTTGGCAACGCTGGAGAGGGCGAAGCGTTTATGGACCAATATCGGTTCTTTGCAGAGGCGTTGACGCGCGTTCTTCGACCGGGCCGGATTGCCTGTGTTCATTGCACAGACCTGCCAATGAGGAAGGGCAAGCACGGCGCTATCGGCCTGCAAGACTTCTCTGGCGACCTTATCAGGGCGCACAGCGATGCGGGGCTGGTATATCATGGCCGCGCGACAATCTGGAAAGACCCAGTAGTCGAAATGCAGCGCACGAAGGCCATCGGCTTGCTCTACAAGCAGATCCGCAAAGACAGCGCAATGAACCGCGTTGGGATGCCTGATTACATGCTATTCTTTCGCAAGGACGCGCCAAACGATCGGCCCATTCAACACACGGCACCTGCAGACCGTGAGGCGTGGAAGATTGCATTGGATTGGTTTAATGACTTGAGGCGGCAGGGTCTTTGCGCTGATATGCCTGATGCGGACTTGATGCAGGAATTGGTGAACGAGGTAGAGTTTGACGTGATGCAATGGCAAAGCCTTGCAAGCCCGGTATGGATGGATATTCAACAAGGCAACGTCCTGCGCAATTACCGCGATGCCAAGGGAGCCAATGACGAAAAGCACGTTTGCCCGCTCCAGCTTGACGTTATTCGCAAGTGCCTGCGTCTCTATACGCGACCTGGCGATGTTGTGATGGACCCATTCAACGGCATAGGCTCGACCGGATACGAGGCCGTCAAGGCGCGGCGCAAGTATATTGGCTTTGAACTCAAGCCGGAATATGCCGCCCAAGCCAACAAGAATCTGCAAGACGCCGAACAGCACGGCGCAGACCTTTTCGCAGCGGAGTAAACCCATGATTACAGCATACAGCGTCAAGCCCCGCATATCTCGCATCGAGGAGAACAAGCCGAAACCGCAATTCGCCAACCTTGATGAACTCATCGCCGCGATGAAGGCGGACGCCAAGGAAATCAGCAAGCGGCACGAAAAGGAGCGCCCGCCAAGCCACCAAGACGCACGTGGGCCGATTGCCGAATACAAGGTTTATGACTTCATCAAGGCAAACCCCGGCGCATCGGTTCACGAAATAGCAAACCACTTCAATCGGCAAACAAAATCCATCGCAAGCCTTCTGAGCCGAATGAAAGGCCGCAACGCGGTGAAAGCCACGATGGGCAAAAATCCCGCAACCGGACGACCTGTTCGATGCTTCAAGGTAGTGCCTGAAGAGGCCATCGCGCGACAGCGACGGTCTCAAACGCAAATCGTTTTCAACCAAATCAAGGCCAGCCCCGGTAGCAGCAAGGCCGAACTGGCAGAGGCGCTTGGTCTAAGCATCAAGCAAATTGAGGGCGCGTTGACGAACATGGGGCGCTACAAGGACCGCTTTCCAATTCGGCGTGAATACGAAAACGGAATACGGTCAACGGTGAGGGCGTGGGCGATATGACAACCACAACACGCATCATTCGCAGCGCCATCCCCGGCGAGAGCAGTGGCAGCTATGGCTATGTGGCCTTGGTCACTATGCCGCTTTTGCCGTGGGAACAGCCAGTGAGCAGGGACGAGGCGTGGAAGCAAGCCCGCGAGATGGGCGCATACGTCAGGACAAACCATCCAGAGCCGAAGGTGAACAAATGATTGACCAGCTATTCACTAAGGTAGGTGATGCAGTCATGGAAATTTACCGGCTGCGGGTTGAAAACAGCATATTGCGCGAAGAGCGTGACAGGGCGCTTGAATGGCGCGACAAGGATTGGCGGGCGCATCAAGACAACAAAGCGATGAGATATGCCATGACGCACGCGCTAGAGCGCCTTGATGCTTCATTGTTCACAAACGCAGAGCATCGACAGGCTAAGGATATTCTGCGCAGCGCCTTAGGTGACGACCAATGACCCGCCTCGCACTTGCAGCCATCCTTGTCACCAGCGCACAGGCTGAACCCGTCAACCTAACCAACGCCAACATTGAAGGCGACAAGGCAGAACTGCGGATGGAAAGCCCAACGATGGGCGTTCTGACGTATCACAACACAGCACAGCAGCGAAGCGCCAACGGAACGTGGGAAGTCGCAAGCGACAGCGTTCTATGCCTGTTGAACATCACAGTGGCAGATGCTGAGACGGCGAGCGTGCAATGCGCAGAAGGCTGGACAGTTGAACCTGAAACAGCAGAGGTGCCAGATGGCGAGACGTTCCATTTCATTGTGATGTGGCCGCAAGGATAACACATAGGTCAGCGGGCGGTGCCGAGGTGGTCGCACCATCGGTAGCCCGCGCCGCGCTAAAGGAGGACGGAAAATGATTGACGACGCAACGGTTGATTTGATGCTCAAGGCGGTAGGTTTTGCGTGTCTCGTTATGTCTATCTTCACAGACGGACACACTAGAACATATCTTGCGATTGTGGCTGTTTTGAACGCAGGATTGTCAGGCATGTTTGCATGAAATACAGGTCAGCGGGCGGTGCCGAGGTGGTCGCACATGGTCAAAGTCATGGTTTGCCTCAAACACCCGCAGCACCAGCCACGGTCCCCATAGGCGACCTTTACCTTGCCGAGGTGACGGTGCAACCAGAACATGATAACATCGAGCAATGACGCCAGAGCAGGAACACCAGATACAGAACGCCATCGCTCGCATAAAGGAACTGCGGGCGCAGGGCTATTCCGACCCGAATGCTGCACTGACCATCCGAATGGAAGGCTATGCAGAGGCGGCAAGGATTGAGGCGTTTCGGCGGTTAAATGAAGGCAAACAAGGTGAAGATTGAGCCGAGCGAATTGCGCGTCAAAAAGTGGAAAGACATCAAGTCCGTGCGGGTCAAATACAATCGCGCGGCAGAACTTGCGGTCAGGACAGCGCAAGCCCTCAAGGATGGCGACACGATACACGCCTTATTGTCTGGAAACTTCATTTTCGGAGACTTCCTTGAGGCATTGGCGGTGGAGAACTGCGTCAAGTTTAAGAGCATGACGCTTTCAACGCTGGCAATGTCAGACGAAAACGTAATCAGCTTGGAAAACCTACTTGCAAGCGGCTTACTCGGACACCTAGACCTGATCGTGTCTAGCTACTTCTGGTCACACAATCGACACAACGCAGCATTCATCTACGAAACCCTTTGCGACCCATTCGGCACACGGCTTGCAGTCGCGGGCATACACACCAAAATAGCCATGATCGAGACCGATAAGTCAAAGTTGGTCATTCATGGATCAGCCAACATGCGATCATCACGCACGATTGAAGCCATAACCATCGAGGCAAACCCTGACCTATACGATTTCCACAAATCATGGCATGATATGATATTGGAGGACTACGCGGTCACACGCAAAGAACGCCGCGCCTCAAACCTTTGGGACTTGATTGGAGACACGACCAATGAGTGAGAATAACAGTGGGCGCATGACGCGCCAGACAGCCGCAGCACGCCGCGCATCAGCAGCACGCACCGCAGCCTTCAATGCTGGACAGGCAGATACGCCGTTCTGAGGTAATCCATGCCGCGCCAAGCTAGAGTTTTGTCAGATGAAGAAATAGAGCAAGTTGAGAAACTTGCGGCTATGCTTACGCTTGAGCAACTAGCTGATTTCTTTGGAATATCGCAGCGCACATTCAACAACATTAGGGAGCGCCAGCCAGAGGTTGATGCAAACTATAAAAGGGGCCGCGCAAAAACAATCGGCAAAGTCGCGGACAGCCTCATTCAAGACGCGCTAGATGGAGACACCACATCCCGCATCTTTTTCCTAAAGACCCAAGGGGGATGGCGCGAGACAACAAAGATTGACCACACCAGCAGCGATGGCAGCATGTCACCGCAAAAGCAGGTGGACCTAAGCAACGCGCCACAGGAGGTCTTGGATTGGATACTTGCCCAAGACATTGGCGATGCTGATAACGCCTGAACTCAAGCTAGAGGCCGAGCGGCAATCGTGCCGAAGGTCTCTGGCGTATTTCGTTAAACAAGCATGGCCTAACATCATTCCAGATCCTCTGGTCTGGAATTGGCATATGGACGCCGTATGCGAGCACCTACAGGCATTGGCGGAGGGCCGCATTCCGAGCAATCGCCTACTCATCAACATTCCGCCCGGTACATCGAAGTCAACGCTTGTTGGCATCATGTATACCGCATGGCTATGGGGTCCGTATGAGCAGCCGTGGCACCGCTTCATCGGCGCAGCGCACGAGCAGGGACTTGCGGTCAGAGACAACCGACTGACGCGCGAACTGGTGGCGTCCGAATGGTATCAGCGCCTATGGCCTATCTCTTTTCAGGGCGACCAGAACGAAAAGCTATATTTCGAGAACACCAGTCGCGGCTTTCGGCAGGCTTGCGCCATCGCCAGCATGACAGGCCGTCGCGGTCACACAATCAGCATTGACGATCCGCTTTCACCGGAAAAGGCGTATTCCGATGCTGCGCGGCAAACAGCCATCAGGGTTATATCCGAAACGATACCGACCCGCCTAAACGACCCGGCAACATCGGCAATCGTGATGGTCATGCAGCGCCTACATGAGCAAGACCCGGCAGGCTATGTTTTGGCGGAGCGACTTGGATATGACCACCTCTGCATTCCGATGGAATACGAAGGGCCGCGCGAACCAACGTCAATCGGATGGACCGACCCGCGCACCGAAGTGGGCGAGTTGCTGTTTCCCGACAGGTTCCCGCAATCGGTCATCGACCGCGACAAGAAGGCGATGGGCAGCTACGCTTGGGCGGGTCAGATGCAGCAGCGTCCGGCACCGGCTGGCGGAGGCGTGTTCAAAGCAGACTGGTGGCGTTTCGCCGACATCGCGCCGCGCATAGAATGGCGTTCGATATACGCAGATACCGCACAAAAGACGAAGGAGGAAAACGACTATTCCGTACTTCAATGCTGGGGCAGGTCGCAGGATGGGCAAGCGATCCTGTTGGATATGGCTAGAGGTAAGTGGGAAGCGCCCGAACTTCTGGAAGTGTCGCGGGCCTTTTGGCGAAAGCACGCAACGACGACGGGCATGGGGGCGCTCCGAGCCTTCAAGGTTGAGGACAAAGTAAGCGGGACTGGACTAATCCAAACCCTGCGCCGTGAGGGCATTCCGGTCACGCCGATCAAGCGCACCGTGGACAAGCTGACGCGCGCGTATGACGCCGCGCCGTTCATCGAAAGCGGCAATGTTGTTTTATTGCGCGATTTGACGTATCTTTCCGACATGCTGGCCGAGGCCACATCGTTCCCGAAAGGGGCGCATGATGATACATTGGACCCGATGATGGACGCAGTTATGGATATTTGCCACACGTCCGATCAGGTTTTTGGAGTGCTTTGATGGTCTGGCCATTCACACGCAAGATTGAAGAAAAAGCGCACCCGGCAGGCAGCGCATTGATGATTGGCGGCGGGCCAGCTTGGGCGCGTAAGGATAAGTCGCAACAGTATATCACCGAGGGCTATCAGCTAAACGTGATCGTCTATCGCGCGGTGAACGAGATCGTGCGGGCGGCAACGTCGATCAATGTTGAACTCTACAACGGCGAGGATGCGGTGGAGCAGCATCCGGCTCTGGATTTGATGGCACAGCCAACACCCGGTGGCACATGGCAGACGTGGCTGACTGAGATGCTGGTCAATCGGATGCTCCTGGGCGAGATGGCCGCAGCATCGGATAACCCGCGACAGCCGACCGAGATATGGCCGCTGATGCCGATGAATATCGCAGTTGTTCCCGGCGCGTCTGGCCTTGCGCGGCAATACATCTACGAAGTGAACCGCAAGAAAACGGTTTTCGAGGTGGACCAGATTACCGGGCAGTCTGACCTGCTATTCGTCAAGACATACAATCCGTCGGACTATTGGCGCGGGCAATCTCCGCTGATGGCTGCGGCAATCGCTGGTGATACGCACAACGCCGGGATGCGGTGGA